TTAAGGAAGGCGCGAAAGGAGGAAAAATGAAGCTATTTAAGAAGAAGGGAGCTTCGCATAATGTTCCCGAGCTTATTTCGGCTGCGCGTTCTCATGATATGAGCGTAAGTCTGCCGCCGGTCATACAGCCGGCTGAAAAGGAGCTCTATGACAGACTGAGAGCAGCTGTTCCGGTCATAGATGCAGCTTTGATGAAGATAATACGTCTAACGGGCGGATTCAGAGTTGTATGCAGCGATGAGGAATATCAGAATGATCTTGATCGTTTCCTTGAAAATGTTCCGGTAGGATTAAGCGGAAAATCAATAAATTGTTTCGCTGATAATTTTCTTGATAGTCTTCTGACTTACGGAAGCGCGGTCTGTGAGATAGTTCAGGACAGCGAAAACCAGCTTATCGCAGGACTATGGATGGGTGATGTTTCAGCTGTTCGTATGCAGGCTGGCAAAGAACCATTTGCGAGGTCTTATACTGTCAGGAGCAAAGACGGTTCATGTCACAAGGTCGAGCATCCTGAGAATATCCTGTATGCCGCGTTGACTGGCGGACACTCTGTTCTGAGAGGGCTGCCGGCGTTAAGCAGTATTCTGCTCAGGATATACGAATGTATCGGTCAGAACTACGACCGCGCAGGAAATGTGCGATATGCGGTAGTCTATAAGCCTCAGAGCGGTACAGATGATTTCGTGTATTCGCGCGAACGTGCTCAGCAGATCGCTGATGAGTGGGCGGACGGCATGAATTCTGCGCGCTATGGTCAGGTCAAGGACTTCGTGGCAGTCGGAGATGTGGACATAAAGGTCATCGGCGCGGATAATCAGCTGTTTGACACCAATGTTCCGGTACGTCAGATACTGGAACAGCTTATTGCAAAGCTGTCTATACCGCCTTTCCTGCTTGGACTCAACTGGAGTTCAACGGAGAGGATGTCCTCTCAGCAGGCTGATATACTCACATCAGAGCTGGAATATTACAGGCGGCTTATAACTCCCGTGATATGCGATGTTGCCGGTGCTTATCTGAGTTCGATAGGTGCAGAGGCGGATTGCAGTGTTGAATGGGAAAACATCAATCTTCAGGATGAAACAGCTCTTGCTGAGGCTCGTCTCAAGAACGCACAGGCAAGAGAGATCGAACTTCGTCTGGATGCTCAGACGAACAATAATAATTAATCGGAGGTATATTATGTATAACGATATTAAACTTGAAAAGGGACTTTACAACCTCAGCGGAAGATCATTTACCGCTGCTCTTGAGGAACTCGATCCTTCCTCAGCTTACGCAGGAACTCCGCTCGAAAAGCTTGATGCATTTGAGCGTCAGCTGAAGCGATTCAATATCCGTATCAGCGGTCAGGACTGCGACTGCGTTGAGAAGTTCTTCTCATCTACTGAAACAGCAGTTCTTTTCCCTGAGTTTGTTACACGCTCTATCAGAAAGGGTTTCGATGAGACTATTCTTGGCAGTATCTGTGCTGCTAAGACCGTTGCGAATTCCAGCCAGTATCTTGGCTGTGATCTCGATGACAGTGAGACCTATACTACTGCTTCTGAGGGTACAACTCTTCCTGAGGCTACTGTCACTGAGGGGGCAAATGCTGTTACACTTGCAAAATACGGCAGACTTATCAGTGCATCATATGAGGCTGTGCGTCAGCAGAGACTTGACGTTTTCGGAGTCATGCTCAGAAGCATCGGCGTGAGACTTGCTGCATCTGTTGTGAATGCGGCTGTTACAGCGCTCGTAACCGGTGCTGATGAAGTTGAAACTGCAACAACTACTCTCGCTTATGCTGATATTGCAAATCTCTACGGAAGCTTCAGTGCATTTGATATGACTACCGTTATTGCTTCTCCTGAGAATGCTGCTCTTATCGCGGCTATGGAGCAGCTTAAAGACTGCTCTGCTGATTCGCAGGGTAGACTTATCATTCCTCTCGGTGCTGAACTCATTAAGTGCTCAGCTGCGCCCGAGAAGAAGATCATCGGTATAGACCGTGATTTCGCGCTTGAATTTATCACAAGCACTGATCTTGTTATGGAAACAGATAAGCTCATCGACCGCCAGCTCGATCAGATCACAGTTTCTATCAATTGCGGCTTCAAGAAGATCACTCCGGATGCCGTTAAGGTGCTCAAGATCAAGAGCGGTTCATAATTGACCAAGAGGTGGATGCTCTGATTTGCAGAGCATCCTCTGAATTTCCGATACGATCAAAACTACAAGGAGGAACTATGAATACTGATATTCTCGAAAAGATCAACCGTTTCACACGCCGTCCGCTCAAAGAGGATGAGGTGTATGTTTTCTCGGTGATACTCTGCGATAACGAGATCGACCGCGATTTTGAGCGCTTTTCCGATGCTTCGCTTGAAGAACTCAAAGATAAATTTGTCGGCAAGACAGGTATTTCGGATCACAATGCGACATCTGCCAATCAGACTGCGCGTATTTTTGATACAGAGATAGTAAGTGATGATGTGCGTATCACCAAGACCGGCGAAATATACAGATACCTCAAAGCAAGTGCCTATATGGTGCGTACCGGCGAGAATAAGGACCTCATTTCCGAGATCGACGGCGGTATCAAAAAGGAGGTAAGCATTTCCTGTTCGGCAGAAAGACGCATCTGCTCAATATGCGGCTGTGACAGGACAAAAGGCTCATGCAGCCACGTAAAAGGCAGAAAATACGGCGAAAAGCTTTGCTATGACATCCTTGAAGGCATCAGCGACGCTTATGAGTGGAGCTTTGTGGCAGTTCCGGCGCAGGTAAATGCCGGAGTTACAAAGCACTATACATCCGGTGATGTTGTTACTTCTCCTGTTGAGGGCAGTATCGCTGCTGATGAGGAACTCCGCAGAGATATACGCCGCCTTGCTTACTTTGTCGGCGGAAGAGAGGCTGCTAAAACTGTTGGTCTGACAGCAAGAGGTATGAACACTCAGCAGCTTATCACGCTTAAAAAGTCACTTGAAAATCGTCGCGGCAGGAACGGGATAAAGATTGAACTAAGAAGCGAGAATGATGCTGCCGAAGATAATGCAGTATTTTCAATGAAATGAGGTGCAATATGGATATTGGTTCTGTAAAGAGTCTGTTTGAACTGTTTTCGGGCGAAGAATCCGCGAATTTTATGCCATTCATTACGCTTGCAGTTGCTGAGACCGAAAATATGCTCAGTCCTGCGGCGGATGCTAATGATGTCCGGCTTGGTTTCCTTGCGGCAGCAATGGCAAACTACCGTCTCAGACAAGCTGAGGCATCTCGTGATCTTACAACTGCTACTTATGCCGGAAAAATGCTGAAAGCAGGCGAAACGAGTCCGCTTTCCGGTGCTGCCGCGCTGCTCAGGGACTATCTCCAGCTTTGCGATGACATCATAGAGCGGAAAACATTCGTATTTTCAGGAGTTTCAGGAGGGGAGAAGGTATGCTGAATACATTGATCGAAACCATGAAAACAGCACTTCTCCGCGTAGGAGCTTCGCCGGTTTACAGTGCTTTTGACGCTGTAAGGACCGACCGCAAGGAAAAGGGGATATACACGATAGTCGGTGTTGATTCGTTTGAAAGCTTTACGCCTGTCTATACGCCTTATGTTGCGTATCTGCCGTTCAGGGCGGATGTAAGCGTAAAGATAACCGCGCCGCCTGATATGCCGCTTGAAACGCTGTATGACTATTACAGCGGAAAGGTCGCAGATGCTCTTGATGAATTCATGGGGCTTACTTCATCGCTGAAAAAGCTGACTGTAAAATTCGATTCCAATATCGGCAGACTTGTCCTGTCGGCAGTTCTTTCAACAGGCGGAGTTACACGCATCGAAAGAGGTGAAATATGAACGGTGATCTGATCCTTGAACAGCGCAAGGCTGTTCCGGTGCTTATATGCGGCATACAGCTTTTCTGCGACAGCTTCAGTGTTTCTGATACTAAAGTTATAGCCGAAAGAGCTACTGTCAGCGGCGGAAACGCCGTAACAAACATTCATCCGAAGTGTTCAAGAGTTGTTCTGAAGGGCAGGACTTTTAACGAGACCACACCAATGGAGCCTGTATGTATCCTGAAAGGCTTTATGGATAACTCCCAGACGTTCAATTTCTTTTATCGTGGGATAAGCTGCAAAAAATGTCGTGTAGCGGCGTTTACAGTCGAGGACAGCGGCAGAAATTATCTTGATTTCAGTCTGACACTCGCCGTTGAAGAGTTTCAAAGTGTAGGAGGGTGATATTCTGGAAGCTTATGTAAATATAATGGATTCTGCCGGAAACTATGTAAGGGAAGAGAAACTGCTCGATTTTACTTTCAGGAAGGATGCCTATGTTCCGTATACGATGTTCAGATGCAGCATAGCAGCCGATCATCAGAGCTTTCCGGATACTGCCGAGATACAGCTTGTTATAAACAGACACGCTGTACATCACGGGCTTCTTGATTCTATAACCGCAGAAACTTCCGGAGAGGGGACGATATTGAAGATAACCTCGAAAGGCTTCACATCGCTGCTTTGTCAGAATCAGATAGAACCGGGACTTAAAAGCGGAGTTTCTATCAATTCCCTCATGGAAGGATTCTACACACTGCCATATGTTACGCATGAGAACAACTCGGATGCGAGCAATTACATCTATGTCAAGAAGAACTCATCAATGTGGGACGGCGTTGCAAACCTTTCTTACAAGCTTTGCGGAACATATCCGTATATCCGCGGAACGAACTGTGTAAGGATAACTCCATATCCTGATCCGCAGGTAACTTCCTATACAGCCGATCAATTGATCTCTGTCGGTATGACAGAAACTGGTCAGAATCTTATAAGTAATTTTCATATGGCTGATATAAATGGTGATTTCGGAACTTATGATCTTCAGGACGATGATGTTGCAGCACGTAAGATAATACGTCACAAATACTTTGATCTTGATATGCAGTTTCTGCAATCTCCTCAGGATGCACTTGTTTACCGCGATAAATTCTGTTCACGCGCATCGGTCGGCAAGTTCTGCACTTACAGCGGACATAACGGTGAAGATCTCTCGGATGTAGTAAGCTTTCCGGGAGTAACTTCAAAGCGTATATCTGCCGTATCGGTCTATGGAAGCCAGAATGGTATGTTTACCCGTCTTGATGTGTATGAGGACGGCTTTCCGCATCAGTAAACGCAGTAATAAGACCTGATTTAGCAAATCTCACTTAACATAAAAGCAGATTACCGGGCTTGAATTTACAGACCCGGTAATTTTTTTTGTAATGCTCCATGCTTTGTATGTCAGCGGATATTTCTGTGATTTCACTAATTATGGTGCAAAAACGTCTAAAAAACTATTGACAAAGACGATTCTTTGTGATACAATATAATTGCAAAA